CTGAATAGTACCTAAGATGGTAGCCAGCTTAACCTTACGCTCAAGATCTTCAATGCTATCAGTAGCACGTACTACACACTCCGTTAAGTTACAAAACTGGTATGGACGTAAAATGATTTCAGAACAAGGGTTTGTACCAAACTCATAGTTAGGATCACGCCGCCCAAACTTAGCTGCTTGCTTCTTGGATGCTTCACGGTTAAAGATACCACGCTCACCTGACTTAGACTCAACCAGTGACAGCCACTCACGCATGAATGTTTCCATGTCTGGCTTCTCAGTGTATGATACAGAGTTGTTAGCCAAGGCACGATGCCCAGCTGTTTCCCACCACTGTCCTGACTTAGCGTGACGCATACGGTCATCACTCAGGTTAGACAGAGAGATCATAGCTGAACGTCTCACACCACCTACGACAACGATCTGACCAATGAAACACATAAGGTCATGACATTCCATAGAGCTAAGCTTACGCCCCTGTGCAGCCTTGAATGTAGCTACAGCAAAGTTAAATAGTTCTACGAGTGGCGCTGGGCCTGACGCTCTACCGCCAAACGTCTTAAGCCTTGCACCTGCAGGGCGTACCTGTGATACGTCCCACTTAGGGATCTCACCAGCCCAGAGGAGTGCAAGAACTTGACGGAACCCCTTAGCCCAGCCTTCCTTACTGTCCTTAACGACAACGATAGACTCACTCTCGAAGAGCTCAGGTACTTCTGGGAGCTTGCTGATAAACTGGCGCTCGACGGAGAACCCGACACCAGTACCGCAGAGGAGAATGTACATAGCCTCATCGAAGGACTTAGGGTCATCTACGGGTAGGTAGCTACAGTTGTAGCCTGCTGTGTTGTCACGATCAAGCGCTGGGCCAGCTGTCATCATAGCTCTCATAGAGGGCATGATCTCTTGGCCTACGATAGCCTGTTCAATATCCTTGATGTAGCTGTTGTCTACGCCACCCAATGCCTTACGTACTACGTTATCCATGTAACGTCCTACTGTTTCACTCCATGACTCACGGCCCTTGCCATCAAAGTACTTGGCGTAACGTGACTTGTGAATGAATGCTTGGTAGTCTGTTGGTAATTGATTGCTCATCTATTGTCTCCTGATCCTTTAATAACACCACGCTTAGCACGGTTATTTAGTTTGTCCATGTTAGTCTGCAGTACCTCTGTGAGGTCACTGTTAAAGTAATTAGCCAAGGCAGTAGCGTAGAATACAACGTCACCTAGCTCCTTGATAATATCATCTGATGAGACCTTAGTGTTGTCACGCATTAGCTTCTTGATCTTCTCAGCTACCTCACCAGCCTCACCTACAAGGCCCAGTGTGTTCTCCACTAAGCGTGTCTCACCATCTGTTATGATCTTACCCTCTACCCAGTATGAATAGTGTTGTGGGCTTACATCCATCATATCTGCAAAGGCATCTATGTCTTCCTGTGTAATCATTGTCTCTCTCTCACGTTTAAGTTCTCTATCTCTACATCATCTATGTCGTAGATAATATCTGTAACCAAGTCATGTATGTCCTGCTCATGGTTGTCCTCGTATGAGGATAGAATGTTGTTGTTATCATGTACCTTAGCAACAAACGTCACGCTAAACTTCTTCATGCACTGCCCTCTGTCTTAGTCCAGCGTCCTAGCGTGTAAACGTTACCCTCTACATTGACTTCCTCTAACTCTTCTAGCTCTACCTCTGCTTCATGAAACTCATCAGGGAACATTTCCTGCATTATGCCAGCCCTTATATCAGAGAAGTCTTCCCAAGCATCAGGGTACATCTCTAAGAACTTCTGTGCTGCTGACATAGTTAGTGCTTCATCAAGAGCAGCCCTCATGCCATCCTCAGAGCCAGCAGAACCAAACACCATACCTGTCTTGATGTTACCGTTCCATTCGCCTTCCTCAATAACAGGTGACAACACAATAGCTACATCACCAGGTTTAATCTCGTAAGCCACTACTCTCTCCTCTTAACTTTGACACGTTGCTCTTTCATTCGCTTGCCCTTCTCTTCGAGCCAAGCCTCAGGTATCACACGATGCGCCCACTTGAAGCCTTTCTGATCACACCAATCGCAGTACCTACTCTTGGCTCCCTTGTAAAGCCTTGAATTAGCATTACTAAATACAAAACGAATATCTAGTGTAGGATGCTGACGCTGTATCTCTATATGTTTACGTCTATCTGCAGCAGAAAACAACCCCTTCATCTCAATTATTATACCGTTGTCTAACTCAAAGTCTGGTGTGTAAGTGCGATACTTTAGATCCTCCCACTCTATCTTTAGCTTTTCATAGGCTACGATCTTCTGCCTATCCTTGAGGTACGCAGCAGCCTCAACTTCAAGACCACTGCGATACAAGCGTGAGTTGTGTTTCCTAACCATCAAGATACTCAGGTGCTACATAAGTATAGTCAACCTCTTGTGGGTTCTTAGACTTACTAGGGATGCTAGGGCGTGGCTGCAGGTTAGTGTGGCACTTGTGCTTGAAGCTACAGAACTTACACCCTGATGGCAGTACCCAGTTGCCTGTCTTCTTACGGTAGAATGTTTCCTCTACTGGCTCAAAGCAACGCTCAAAGGGTTCATCATTATCTATGTAGTCTACGAGAGCTTGGATGTCAGCGAGTACTGCTTCCTTGTCCACTCCCTCAGAGGCGTCTACATACTTGAACTGTCCGTTTGCCTTGTTGACTACCCACCAGCCACCTACCTCTTTCCCAGCGCCCTCTGCGTAGCCCACAAGCTGTGCCACGTAGCCAAAGCTGTCACCCTGTGCAAGAGTATCGAAGGATGCAAACTTGTTATCGTATGACCAAGGGGAGGCAGACTTAACATCGTCAATGCGCCCATCCATCTCCATGTCATACTCACCCTTGATCTCCTGACCGTGAGGTAACTTGAGTGTGACCTTATCGTTGTCCTTAAACTCTACACCAGCAGAGCGTAGTACTCCCTTGAACACAGCCTCAACAATATCGCCAAGGATCATGTTCATCAGGAACGCTGGAGGAAAGGGTGTCTTATCTGCAGGATCATTCTTCTCAAACCACAGCTGGCACTTAGGCTTGCCAATGTTAGACATGCGTAAGCGAAACTTATCACGAGGGCCACTATCAAACTGCTTATACAATGCAGCCTCAACATCGGAGGCGACTTGTTTAGCCACCTCCTCTGTCATAGTACTCTCGCCAGCCATAGCCTTCTGTAAGAAGTTGAAGACTTTTAACTCAGCGGGATGATTCATTATTCCACCTCAATGAAGTCGTTGTTAAGGATGTCCTTGACCACAGCCTCATCAGCTGCTGACATGCTCTTATCATTACGCTCATTGTGTAGATCAAGCACCTTACCATTCATGTACTCAACAAGTTCAATGAAGTCCTTGAGTGTCTCATTGTCACTGTCTGACAGATCAACGCTGCTACCTAGCTTGGCTTCAATCTTACCAAACTTAGCACCAGTAGGAATGCTATCCTCTACACCAGACATTTTAATGGTAGACATGATAGGTAGTAGGTTCTTACGGTTCAAACCGTTCAGCACAGCATCAATACTCTTGAGTGATTCACGGTTCTTAACATCCATGACCACAGGTATATCAGTGTAGTTGCCTGTCACTGGTTCACCCTTGTCATTGATAGGGTTGTCTAGTGTTACCGTACCAAAGAATACCTTAACACGCTTGACTGAACGCATGATCTGTTTGGTAGCCTCAGGTAGTGACTGGAAGTCTTCGATGTATCCAGTAGGACGCCCAAGGTTAAAGCCACCAATGCTATCCTTCATGTCACCGTTAAGTGAGTTAGACAGGACAGACTTCTCCATCTCTTCTGTCTCACTGTTCCAACGCTGCCACTGCTGGCGCTGGGCAAAGACACGAAAGGTAATGCCATTGCTGTACACCTTATCCTCGCCCTGTGTCAGGGTGAATGCACCTATGGGAACAACCTCTGTCTTGATTGTCTTGCCGTTGAACTCAACCTCACCCATGATAGGCTGGTGGATCATACCGACACGTGCAATAGATGGTGTAGCCTGCTGTGTTGGTGTGGAAGACACACCCATAAGCTCAGCCATAGACTGCCCACGATCTGTTGCGATTTGTAGTTCATTGCTCATTTCTATATCCTTTTAATAGAGTCAAAGAGTACCTAGTTATACCTCAAACATCCACTGTGTCAAGCCAGTTCGGGCCGATTTTAGCTTCTAATAGTAGAGGCACATTCATTCTTATTCCATACACTGACTCGACTAGATCAGTCAAGCCCTCATTCATATCATTTACCATACCTAGCACCTGATCTACTTCGTCAGGGTGTATGTCAATCACTGTTGAGTCATGCACGGTATTCACCAGACAGGATTGCATAGGTTCAAGACGCTTGTACATCTCATTGAGTACGACAGGTACTACATCACCTGTTGCAAACCCCTGCACTGGATAGTTCTTGATCATAGTGAAGTGTGTTACACTCCCGTTTGACCTACGAGATATGTCAGGGAAAGCGTACTGCCTGCCTGACACATTGGTAATCTTATTGAAGCGCATTGCCTCCTCTCCTAAGTTCTTATGCCATGCTGCAATCCCCTTATACTTATCAATGAACTGAATGTAGTACGCCTCCTCTGCCTTACTTCTGCCATAACCTGTAGCCCCAAAGAGGGGTGCGAAGGTGTGCTCCTTTGCCTGTTGCCGTGTCGTAGGTTGACCCGCATCAGTGATAACCTTGGCTGTGTAGCTATGAACATCGAACCCTGTGTTGATCTCCTCCATAGCAATCTCATCCTGGGCTAGATATGCAGCAGTCCTAAACTCAAGCTGTGCAAAGTCAGCCTCACATATCTGTCCACCCTTCCAGCGTGATACAAACACACGCTTAACAGGGAATGTACCCCCACGTGGCATGTTCTGCATGTTAGGTTCCTTGCCACTGAAACGTCCTGTAGCTGTGACGCTCTGGGTAAGTGTCGCATGTAGGAAGCCGTCATCCTTTGAGTAAATACCTATGCCATCCACAAACGTAGACAGGTAGCTACTTATAGCTGAGAAGCGCAGATAGTCTTGCAGGAATGCGACAGCCTCATGCTTGTTGTGTGTCTTTGCTGTACTGATTAACAGCTGCAGTTTATCCTTACTGGTGCTGAACCCATTGGCACTGACCCACTTCTTGTTAGGTGCAGAGAAACGCAAGCCAGCAATCTGATCTGTCTGTGTTAGTTGAAAGCCACGAGCATCACAGTCCTTGCACTTATTAGGCTTAGCAAACCTAGTGCCATCCTTCTTGGTCTTGTATGTCTTGCCTTCACCCTCACACGTAGGGCAGGTGAATGCCTTGGTGCGATAGATAGGATGACTGTTAGACTTTACCGCTGAGCGGAATTCCGCCGAGTCATTAGTGAAGTCAAATAGGTCAGCCCATTCCTTCTTGTTATTCATACGAACACTAAACACAACCTGTGACATCTGCTCTGGTGAGCCTATGTTGATAGGGGTGTCACCCATTAGCTCACGCACCTTGCTTTGCAGTCGTGTCTCTAGCTCAGAGCGTTCATCCTCAAACTGTTCACGCACCCGTTCTAGTTCTTCAAGATCCACCCTGATTCCTGACATGTACATTCTGGTGAGGGTCTTACAGGTATCGAAGGTAACTTCTCTGACGGTGTGTAGGGACTTGCTCTCTGGGGTTGCGTAGTCTGCTTCGATACTGTGGAACAGCTCACTAGTTGTGAGCAGGTCAGCCCTAAGATAAAGGCTAAGCTTACTGAGATCAGTCTCATTGGTGTTGATACCTTTCTTGATGCACGTAGAGAGGTAGTCCTCCTTCTGCTCAGCTAGGTTACGCCGTATAGCACATGCTTCTAAAGATAACGCAGCCTTCTGTCCACGTTGCAGTAGATACTCAGCAAGCATCGTGTCATAGATAGGGCCATCGTAGGTGAAGCCGCTCTCCCACAACCACATCAAGTCATGCCTAGCATTGTGCATGATGAGCAGTGTTGTCATATCAAGTACACTCTGTACCAAGGCACGTCCTGCTCCTGACGTATCCTTGGCTTCATTGTGATCTAAGTTTACAATATGTAACTCTTCGTGATTGTCAGCATTTACCATGCCAACCTGAGTCAGTGTGTTTGTCGGCTCAAAGGGATCGTTAAAGATCTTACCATCCCTCCAAGTCACACTGTTCTCAACGTCTAATACTAGTCTCATGTCTATCTCCTAAGCCGTGTAGATAGAACGTGATCCATCTAGCACACAAGTAATCTTACCCTGATACCCGTTTAGTTTGTTCTTGGCAAGGTTAAGATAGCGTACTGGATCTTCATCCTGTCCCTCTACCTGCATAGTCTTGCCAATGAGCAGCATTAGGTCAGCCTCAGCAGCCTTGCCTGTCTTACTGCCTTCCATCATAGACTGATTAAGATCTGCCTTACCCTCTGCCTCAGCACTCAACTGTGACATCCATATCACACAACAGTCATACTGCTTGGCAATGTTACGAGCATGGATAGCTGCAGCCTTGAGCGTGATGTCACTGCGCTCACTCTTTATGTCAGAGAACTTGTCACCCATGTCCAACACAACAACGTCAGGCTTCTCCTGTTTAACTACAGACTCAACCCATGCCATGCCCTTACCTGTGCTCTCCTTGAACATAACGTTCTTACGCACAGGCTCATAGCGCATACGTGCTAGGGCTTGGTTCTCTCGTACCTCTTTCATGGTCATGTTAGCAGAGGCGCTGACGTAGCGTGATGCCACCCGTGTGTAAGCCTCCTCATTGCACAACACAATACAACGTGCGCCCTGATGAGCAAAGCCACCATCCGCTGCGATAAGTGAGGCATGGAAGGATGTCTTGCCTGTGTTGGGACGTGCGCCTACCACAACAAGATGTCCACCACTGACACCCTCAACCTTACGAGCTAGGCTAGGTATGTTGAATGACCAGCGAGACTCAAGAGCAGTAGCATCTAGGATCGTATCAAGGTCATCATCCTCCCAGTCTACACGCAGGTTAGGAGTGAAGTCATTCTTGTATTCCTCAAGCAGTTGACGTAGAGGCTCAAGGCTATTCTCTGTACCGTTCACATAGTCAAAGCCAAGGTTAGCAACCACATCACCAACGTGCTGCTGGAATAGGTGTGACAGGGTGTCCTGCGCTATCTCTTCCTTGATAGGTTCAGCAATCTCAATGCGGCGAAAGAGTGCATCATATGCTGTACGTGTTGCGGTAGTCATGCTCTGGTTCATGCGATTAAACACAGCCTGTAAGTCCTGCACATTCATGTTACCATCATAGGTTTCCATTGCACTATCTAGTGCCTGCTTGATCTTGCGCACATCCTTACTAAAGATCTTATCGGGGCAGCGGATGCCCTTGTGTTGTTCATAAAAGTCACGGTCAAGTAAAGTTTTAATTAGGGCCAGTTCCATCATTGTCTTTCTCTCCTACAAAGATACGGTATATTACTTCCAAGGCAATCAAAGGCCACAGGAAAGTAAACTTGATAGGGCCAGAGTTGTCCATCTCCTCATCCTCTGGCTCTACCATGTGGTATAGTAAGGGCAGTGCTAACACATACATTGCGAAAGCACCACCCAGGAAATACATTCCTTCATCACTCATGTTTCACCTCCAAGTAGTATGACCCCTCACTGCTCTTGTATGCAGCCATAAGGTCTAGCCACTGTTGAGCGCTCATGATTAACATCTGGTAGGAATCCATCTCTGGTTCAAACTGTCTCATGTAGACATCACCATCGTCACCAAAGATAACCTCTACATCCTCATGTAAGTTATTCTGATCTAGCGTTGTGATAACAGCTGCATCAGATTCAAACTCAACTGTGAACATCTGACCCCTCCGCTACAAGTATGTTGACGTGAGCTACATTACCCTCAACACGAGTGATAACGAAGTCTAAGCCTGCCTTGCGTAGCATTAAACGTAACTGCCCTACAGGTATCATGCTGTATCCTTTCCATCCATATGTACCAGACGATCCAAGTACCACTGCGCCTTGAGTAGATCCTCTTGCTTATTCTTGTAACGCCAGCGGTGCAGATACTTAGCTATGTTACCCCGTAGGTAACCAATGTATTCCTCCTTGGTGAGGAAGTCTTCAATGTAATCAATACATTCTATCTTACCCTTACCGTAGTGTGGCGGGTTGTTCACGTTATCTGTCGTAACAGGTGGTTCTATTCTATTATGCTCAGCCAATACTGTCTCCTTGAATGCTTCTTCTTCTGCTATTAGTTTCTTCCACTGACTGTTTATCATTACTCTTCCTCCAGACAAAAGCCACACCATGTGTCTCTACTAGCATTACCACAACTGACACACTTGCGCCACTTATTCTTTTCATCACGATCTTTAGATGCCTTACGTTCCTCTGGTGTCATAGGTCTGATGTCACTAAAGTCTGCCTCTAAGGGCCACTCATTGTCTGTCACGTAGTATCTCCTCATACTTGAAGAACAACTGCTCAAACTTCCATTGGTATAGCTGTTGCATACCCATCAAGGTGTTCATCATTTCATCGTGCGTAGGCTCACGTTCACCATCACCTATCTGTCTGAAAACTACTTGTAGGTCATCGCATACATGCCAGCAGTCCATTATCATTGGCTCTAAGTCATACAGTTTAGCCATCATCATCCTCCGTCAGTGCATCCCATGACACAGGGAATAGTTCAATCATCTTGTGGTCAATCTGTCGTGCTACCTCTCGTGTCTCTGCCTGTGTGTCATCCTTGCAGCGCAGGTTACACATGTCAGCGAAGGCATCCAGTGAACCTGACCAATACCACTCAGTCATAGTAGACTGTGGCAGTACCATACGGGCCTGCTCTGGGGCTACACCATGCTCAAGGAGATCGTTGTAGGCTTTGAGACATGCCCAGTTAGTATCACCCCAGTCACCTACATCAACGACACCCTCAGAGCCTTGCTTCTTGTCAGCGCTACGTCCACGCCACACATCAGGCTGATAGAACTCAGGCTCATCATCAACGTAGCGCCTAGAAATCTCGTTCCATCTCAAGAACTTATGCTTGACTAGCTGCCGTGCCACAAAGATGGGAGCCTTGACGTGGAAGCTGGCGAAGCAATGCCCGAATGGACTGATGTGCTTGTGCTTGGCGAGGTAACGAATGAGCTTATCATCCTTAGCCTTGAGCTTAGGTGGCCCCCACGGATCGTCTTCCATCTCACTTGTCTTACCAAAGCTGACCCGTGCTGCGTTAGCTACAGTCAAGTCATTACCCATGTGGGCAATGTATGTTGCTTTAATCATGTACAAACTTCCTCTAGTTGTTGCGTGTCCTCTTCGACACGGTATTTAATGTCATCTATTAGCTTCATAGCAACTGTTTCTATTCCTGTCCAGAGCCTTATGTCTCTGCTGAACTGTAAAGTTTTATCCATGGCGTCAGGGTCAAGTGCAACCACAGCCTTGCGGTATGTGCCTACCTTATCCATGTGTTTCTTGGACAGTGAAGTGCCAAGGATAGCCAAGGCTGTGACGTTAGGCACTAGCTGGGTGGCAACGATGGCAGATACGACATCCTCTACAAGTAAAACGACATCACCCTTACCTGCTGTGAAGTAATCAGCTGCGCCAGTGTAACGATACCACTTGGGTTGTGCTCTCTTACCCACTGCCCTACCTACTGCATCAATGAGCCTTCCTCTGTAGTGTATCGGAAAGACAGTGCGCTCCTGTTTAACGTCATACATCAAGCCAGGATAGTCACGAATACCCCAGCGCAGAACAAAGGCTGTGTGCTTCTTATGCTCAAAGGTAGGGGACACTAGGTAAGCAGGGATCTCCATGGTCTCAGCTTCCTCTATGGCCTTCTCAGGGGGTGGTCTCATACGCATGATGATCTCTGCCGCTGTCATGTCTGTCTCATAGATGCCACCAACCCGACAGCCTAGCTTGTAGCAGTTGTACTTCATCGTGCCACCATCATTCATGGCTGTGAATGTGCCTCTACCCTTACACTGAGGGCAGTTGCTGCGATAGGTGTCACCATCCTGTAGGTTGAGCGCCTCAACGTAACTACGAATGTTCATCGTCATCCTCAAAACCTCCAAGGTAACCACACTCTTTATTATCAAAGAAATGCCAACACACCCTATGGCTTATGTCAAACCACTCACCACGTATCCTCTTTGTGACAAGCTTTTCATGTATTTCCTTTTCTATACCTCTTGCATCTGCCACAGACCAAGGCCCAAAGAAAGCATGTAGCTTGAGAAGCTTACTATTAGCACTCTGTAATGCCTCTCTCCTCTTAAAGGGATCTTTACTTATTCCTATCTTTGTAGTGTCCTCTTCTCCATCAGGCGATATGAAATAAACATAACATCCTTCTGGGTGTCGGTGATAGAGATCAAAACTACTCATTAAGTCCATCGTCATCATTCCCTCTAGCTGCTAGTGCCTTCGATGCACCGCTGAATGTGTTGACCATGTAGGGTTTGATGGACGTTATGTTCTTGTGTCCTGTCACCTGCATGATCCCTGCTAAGTCTACCCCACCCTCCATCATCTCTGTCACTGCCGTGCGCCGTAAGTCCATGGCTGTCAGGGTGGTAGGTAGGTTAGCTTCTTTCAGTACGTCATTGATAAGATAGCTTATTTCTAGTTTATCGTAGGGTGTGTATGCCCCTGCTCGTGGCTTAACACGGGGTGCTACATACTCCTGAAACTTAAAGTCTTCCTTCTGCTGGCGCAGCATATCACACAACCCTGATGAGATGGGGAGGTGTATCTCTGCGTTGCGTTTGCTCTGAGTTAAGTCCAAGCGGCACTGAGTTAAGTCTAACTTATCCCAAGTGAGAACACGCATGTCACCAACACGCTGCCCCCAATCATATGCCATGTGGACGATCAGACCAATGCTGCGCCAACGGAAGTCGCCATAAGCTGTAGCAAGGAATGTCTGCACTTGATCTCGGCTCCATAGTACACGCCGTGGTTGACCAGACCTGGTTTGTACTAGAGCTACTGGATCGTGCGTCATTACGTCATGCCTCATTGCATGTTTCCACGCAATAGATAACACTGACTTGCGGTAGTTCGCTGTGCGAACACCAGAGGATAACCAGTCCTCGTAAGCCTGAGTGAGGTGACGAACCTTGATATACTTATGGCGATAAGCCCCAAGTGCCTTGCCCTCAACTACAGTGCTGCATACCGCAGCCAAGTGGATGTCATAGTCTTTCTGTGTAGAGCCTGATAGCCGACAAAATGCAGCAGACTTACTATAGAAATCAATGACTTCCTGTAGTGTGGAAGAAGCCTTGGGGATCTTCATGTTACTTTCCTTTCACGTGTTTATACCAGAGATAAAGTAAGCCACCAAAATAAGCAAGTGCTACAGCTAGTGGCAGTGAGTGCATTAGAAGTTGGGATACCATGCGTCTCCTCTCTCTATGTGTTCCTTAACATCTTGGGCTACAAGCTCCAGTGCCTTAGCCGTTCCACCGTTCCAGTACGCATCATCAATCTGTCTCAACAGTTTGTGATAGTAGTCAGAGGCAGGCATCAGGTTAGTTGTGTTGAAGGGATACACTGTCATGGTTTCTGCACCCTGTCATTACTGAATGATAGCTCATTACCTGCTAACGTCTTGAAGATAACACGGCGTACACCCGTGCGTTTGAACAGTTTGATACGAGCCTGGTTAGCGTCATGAGGGGTGAAGACTGTGGTGACATACTCACCATCAGGCTGGCCTAAACTTACATAGACTTTTACGGCACGACTGGGGATCATTTGTCTCTCTCTTTCATGTATTGCAATGCGATGTTCTTATCAGAGGATATGATGATAACTCTACCATCACCATCATACCCTATGTATTTACCCTTATGCTCCACTAGTTTCATCAATAAGCACATAGCGTGTGTACTGCTGACCTGTCACAGGATGCTTACCCTTCACACCATCAATGCGGTAGCCTGACTTGCGTAGCTCAGAGATACGCTTAGTGAATGACTGGATGCTGTAGTCCAGCATAGCCTCACGCTGGGTCAGACCCTTGGTTGCACGAAGGTGTGTGATGATCTTAGAGTTTTGTGTGTTAGTCATGTCTCTCTCCTTTGTTAGACATTTATAGGTTAGCCATTGTGTTAAGCTGCGTCAATGTTACCATTATGTCACGTCACATTTCTGCAACACCTAGGACGCCAGTGTTTTCCCACTCAGCAAACAGCCCCTGCTTTTCTAGGATGGCATTGATCTTGTGGTTGACACCAAAGTCATCCAAGACAGTGCCGCCAAACTCACAGTAGTAGTCAGCCCACACCTCTGGATAGTTGTCCTCACCTGAGATACGAAAGCCATCATCATCATCCTCATAGACTGTGACGCCTAGCTTCTTGAGTTGATCGTATGCGGTACGATAATTCTTCTTCATTGTGTTACCTCTATCTCTGTTTTGATACCTTCCATGCGGCTGTAATTAGCAGCCAGCCTGTCTGCCTCGCTCATGTCTGTCACTGTGTGATAGCACAAGGGTTTGTGCGTGATCTTGCTGGTGAGTATGATGCGGATCATGAGCCTAGCTCCTCTCTTACTTTGGCTAATACCTTGGCACGATCAAGATAATACTGCATCAGGTCAACGTCATCGTATTCAACCTCGCCCCATGATGTCTGCTCCATGTCACTCTCAAGTAGATCCTTGAGCATTAACAGTTCACTTGTGTATAGTTCTAGCTTAGTCATTGTTTTCTCTCCTGTTCTTACCGTTACTAGTATAGGGTATCATTGGTGGGTGTCGATACCGTTCATGATGTGCTTGATTACTTCTACTGTCCATCCATTGCCCAGCATACGATACCGCTGCGTGTTGCTAACGTGTGCAGTGTATCCCTCTGGCACAGTCTGTAGGCGTTCACACTCTAAGGGTGTCAGCTTGCGCCATGTCATGCCCTCGTCATAAGTCAGGTGATTGTTGTGTTGCCATGAGCTTGTGCTGAGTGTTGGTGTCTTTCCATTCTGAGCCTTCAGACCTCCTTTGTTCCAGCCCCTACCCTTTTGCAGTATCTTAGGTTCTGAATTACCACCCGCAGACGCAAGTAGGGTTGGAGCTTTACCGTCTGGGTGGTACACCCTTTTGATCTGACTGTTTTTGTAGTGATCATATTCGGCAGCATCACCCACATGAGCAAGGCCATCGCCACTGAAGACCAGTTGTCGCCTGTGCTTCTCAAAGTATGACTTGAGGTTGCCGCCCTTGAAATAGTTGGCGTCAATACAGTGTGACTTGTCCCTGTCTGTGCAACCATCCTCTAAGATGTCAGACAATACAATGCCACGATCCTCTGGGATGCCATCCATAGGGATGTTAGTCCAATACAGGCGGTGTCTGTTCTGTGCTGACACTAGGTTGCTGTTGATTGCCACAGGCTCAACGCCCAGCATCTCAGTGATAACGTCCATGCTCTCCTTTTTCATCCTTACATTCTCCAACAGGAAATACTTGGGCTTGAGTGCCTTGAGAAGTCTGACATACTCAAAGAACAGTTGACTGCGTGGGTCATCAAAGTTGAGTTGCTTACCTGCAAAGCTAAAGCCTTGGCATGGTGAGCCGCCGATCAGTAAATCGATTTTGTGTCCACAGTCAAAGTCATCCATCAGGTGATCCCCAGAGGTCTGTACGTTTCGCACATCCCCGAGGTGTATCATGTCGGGATAGTTGGCTTGAGCCACCTTGATTGCATACTTATCAATCTCTGCTGCGAAATAGTTTTTCACCTTGATGCCCAGCTGGTCAAGTGCAATCTGACCACAGGACATACCATCGAATAAGCTTAGAACATTCATGATGTCACCTTCTTTGTTAGATAGATTATGAGTTTGTCCACATTGTTAAACTCTTCATGGAATGTCAGGCAACCCTCTGCGTCAAAGCAGTCATATGATAGTAAGCTCCACTCTGGATCTTCACGCAGGTCAGGGTTGATATAGTCCACGAATATCTGACAATAGTTGCCATGCTTCTCCTCTTTGAGCAGTGACGGGCAAGTGTCATTCTTCCATGAGCTATGCTCCCAGCCAAGCGGTGACAATGCGTGAAAGAGTTTATTGAGTGTGTCATAATTGTCATAGTCTGCGTGTGGTACGTCAGCGATTGCGTAGATCATGTTACACTTCCCAGCCTGCTGTTTTTGCCATGAGCTTTGGCGAGTTGTGATCGGTTGCATTTACGAATACATAGCCCCTGTCTGTGCTACCCATGCGCCACTCACCAAGCCAGCCTAGCTTGTCCAATAGTTTCTGTGCTGCGTCAGCATGGTTGCCTTCTACATCAAGGCTGTGATCCCATCCCACAGTGTAGGTTGAACCTCTGTGACCGCTGGATGTCATAGCCTTGACCCGTGGGCCTTTGGTGTCAGTAGGGCCAAGGTATTTTGTCATAATCGTTTGCATGTTACACCTCTATCATCTTGATTTTAGTTTTGTGTCCTGTCTCTTGAGTTACCTCAGAGGCGGAGCAACCAGCCTCACCTTCACAAGTGTTAGATGTAGCAACGTATGGCCCATCCTCAGGATCAAAAGCAATTACTATATACAGTTTCATGTTAGTCTCTCCTATTATTTGATGCCGTGTATTCTGCGCCATGTCACCCATGTGATAGCTTGCAGGTCACAGGCTTTGATGCCAAGTATTGCCGCAGCGTCACGGTATGCTTGAGCAATGGTGTTATACTCAGCCTTGCCTATGTTAGCAGCGTTAGACTTCAAGCCCACACGTTCAGCGTAGGCAATGTTCCTAGCGTGACCGTCCACAGTCACACTGTCACCGCCCATGATATTGTCAAAGAAAGCAGAGATCTTAGGGCCGTTCAGTGTCTTGAGGATAGCCGTGTATCTGTTGACGCCATCCAATACCTTGTAACCCTTGAGGCGATTGGCCTTGTAAGCCATACATCCATGAATATCCTCAGGGTCAATCTGTGCCGTGTGTCCGTCAATGATCTGTTCTGCTGTCGGCACATTCTTAGGCCAGCCTAGGTTAGGGCTTGATGCCGCCACTACGCCCACAACTTTCATCAGGCTTAGGTTTTTAGACTTAGCCACTTTGCGACAGTCACGCCGTGCTCGATTGTACCATTGCAAGCCATCGAGCTTTTCTTGGCGTGTAGCCATGCCGTGACATTCAAGTATGTTTTTCACTAGGGTATCCATAAGGGTCATTCCTTCTGAGTTAAACTATCCAGAGAGTAGGCACATCAAGCGCCTACCTGTCAAGTTAGTTTATGCTGTGCGCCAGACACGGATCACACGGTTCACCTTATCTGTGCGATATGAAAACTTCATGCCGTTATTGTCTGAGCGTTCATATTGGTCTTGTATATTCTTAGCCACACGCCTAGCCACACGGATATAGTTTAGCGTGGTGGTTGGATCTACAGGCACAGCAAAGCTGTCATTCACTTTCATGGTTAAGAAGGGGTATTTATATTGTGGAACGCCATGGCGAGTTACGTTTGGCATTGGGATGTTCTTTTCGATTACATACATGGGGGTCAGTCCTTGTGTTAGATTTAATTGGTTAAGGTGATTGGTTAGATACACCATGAGATAGGCACAATCTTGGACATGCCTATCCTAGCTATATCTTATAAATCGTGCTACGTTTATGATCACACGCACCCTTTGAGCCAAACTCCCCTAGAAAGAAGAGACCACGGGCGCAATTATCGCATGTATACGCCGTGTGTTTATCGGTCTAGTTAGAGCCAAGGATTGTCAATCCTATCATCCAACATGAATGCGCTTGTCTATGTGCCTATATCCTAGCAAGGATTCCACTACCGCATTGTCGTAGTGCAAGGCCCGATCTAACGGGATATGTCAAATAACGTTTAGTCTCTTTGGTCTTACCCTATCGTGGGCTGATTCGGTTTAGTTAGTCAAGTCTTATTTATTCGGTCTTACTTTTATTCGGTCTTCATATTCTGTGCGGCTCTTCTATGCGGCTTGATCGCCTAGGACGCTGATTCTTTTGTAGAGCTACGCTGCTATCGGTTGAACCTTGTCGCTTTCGATGTATTCACTATGGCCTGAATGGTTTGCGATTGTAAAGAATTATTTTAATTATTTTATAAGTCTGTGTTTTCGTTGGATAATGTTGTGGCATTGTGGCTTGGCTGGAATGTTTTTCTTTTGTGCCATTATATAGTCAGCCATTGCTTAGAGGGGGTATGCTATTTGTGATCACATAATGGGGGATATGGTTTGGTGTTTTATGCATCCTTCTTCTATTTGTGATCACACTTTTGAAACTCCTTGAAAACACACGCTTTTCTTGAATAGGCTGACGAAGCATCAGTTAAAGAGTATAGCAATTACAGTAACTTACTCAGTCAAACCACCATAAATCGCCCTATGCCATGCTAAAAGAGAGGGGTGCGAGGGCCATGGGGGGTCATATGGTACTACGTATATGTACAACTACACGCACGGGTATTTTAGGTTGCCTTATTGTTGCCACATTCCAAACACATAAGCATAATAAGTGGTGCATTTATGTAACACATAGGCAAAGATCCGCTCATTAGTAAAACTTTCTTACGAGTACGTGTATTTTAGGGATTGACAGGGGTGTTCTGTGGAGTATAACTACGTAGTAGTAGTAGACAGAGTTAAACATTTAAGTTAAACTTAATACAAGTAATAAATAATAAATAGTTAAACTATATAAAGAGTGTGTTAATAAAGTTACTGGACATAGGAAGAGTTTAACTTAGATAGTTTAACTATAGGGTTGACACCCTTCTTAATAGTTTGTACACTATCCATATGTAACACACATAAACTTGTATAAACATAAGTGTTACATTCCTGGTACGTGTCACAAACATATGTGTACACTCTCCTCATGTCTCCTCTCTCCTAACATGTAGTTTGCGACACGTACCTTTTTTATTAAGAAAAGTGTTGACAATGACTGTTAAACCCGTACAACTATATGCAGATGATAACATACTAGAAGAGTTTTACACTGCTTTAGCTGACGGTAGTGCCAAGCGTATACGCCGTATTCATATCCCTCGTAGTGACGTGTTCTATGTTCGTGCAGCTATCGAGGCTGACACTGGGGTGCGGTACACTTTAGATCACGTAGAGAGGGCGATGTACTTAGAGGGCATGTTATCTCGCAGTGATGTGTTAGACCCTGACAGGAAGAGACCTTATGGCGATTGAGTATAGAGGTGAGAAGTTTGAAGGTTACAACAAACCCAAGCGTACTCCCAAGCACCCTACCAAGTCCCACGCTGTACTTGCCAAAGAAGGTGACACCATTAAGCTCATCCGCTTCGGTGAACAGGGAGCGTCCACAGCAGGCAAGCCTAAAGCGGGTGAATCTGATCGCATGAAACAGAAACGTGCATCCTTCAAAGCTAGACATGCTAAGAATATCAAGAAGGGTAAGCTCTCTGCTGCGTATTGGGCTGATAAAGTAAAATGGTAAGCATAGGTACTCTAGGTGTTATGATGGTATGTATGTCTGCCTTAGCTGAGCATTGCCAGGTATTGACTAGTCCGTATGTGTTTAGCAGTGTGGAGGAGTGTCAGGCTTCTATAGTAGCTGAGGCACGTAAGATTAAAGAGCAGTATAGTTATGCTACGATAGTGCCTAACTGTGTAGCTCTAAGCTACAATGGGGAGCCAGCGTAATGGCTAAGAAACCAGGCTTGTACGCTAACATACACGCTAAGAAAGCTCGTATTGCAGCAGGTAGTAAAGAGAAGATGCGTAAGCCCGGTACTAAGGGCGCACCAACAGCAGCTGCTTTTAAGGCTGCAGCTAAAACAGTTAAGAGGAAAAAGACATGAAGTGTACGTGTGGTAAAGGTGGCGAGTGCAACTGCGGTGGCGCTAAGATGAAGATGCCTAAGTCTAAGATGGCATACGGTGGTATGGCTAAGAAGAAGATGGGCTACTACAAAGGCGGTTACTGTGGTGCGTCTAACCCAGCAGAACGTCCAATGAAAAAGGGTAAGTAATGAAATACTACCATAAATACAAAGAAGCACTGGAAGCTAAGGGCTACCGTGTAGATGAGCATGGCTACGTGTGGGACTCCATGGGTAACCAGTCTGCTGGTGAAGACAACTACGGTAATGTACAGAGTAAAGACCCTAACGTTAATGCTATCTGTGAGGAAGCTGACATTGCTGCTACACAGCCTAAGAAGAAGGCTAAGAAAGCTACACCTCCAGCAGGTAAGAAACGTGCTCGTACATCTAAGGGCCACTACATAGCAGATGATCCTAGCACACCAGAGAATGAAGCGTGGGTTGACGAGTAATGAGTTTAGTTAATCAGGGCAAGCCATCACGTATGCGTTCTGTATGGGGTCACAATAGTGGCACTACTACAGAGGTTGTATATACATGCCCTGCTAACTGTGTAGCTGAGGTTACGTTTATCCATGTAGTCAACGGTGGTGGTAGTACAAACTCTGTAGATCTAGAATGGTATGTAGCAGCTGATGACTACACGTCTCACTTTCTGTCTGGCAAGAGTCTAGGTTCAAGCGATTACATTACCTTTACAAACATTGACCTAGTACTGCAGCCGGGTGATAAGATACAAAACGTACCTAGTTCCGCTGGGCATATTGACACTATTCTTACCGTAACTGAGACGTTTGTACCTGTTGGATAACACATATCGGGTATGCAAACTTAGTAGAGGTAAATAGCGCTAACATGAGTATAACTATGTAAGTCTAGCAATGGAGCTAGGCTCAACACATAGGAACATACAATGTACGCACTAATCGTTAAAACATTCACAGACTTTCTCGCAAGTTTACAGAAAGCACAACAAGCCCGTGCTGACTACTGGATTCTAACCAACATGTCAGACAAAGAGTTACACGATATTGGCATTGCTCGTGGAGAGATTCGCAATGTCGTAGCAGAAAGTTTCAAATAGTTTTGCTTTGTGTACTAGCCTTTATCTCTTTCAACCACGCATGGACTGAAAGTGGTAACAGGTTGTTTCAGTATTGTTACTACGACTGTGGCCTTAAGAAGAATGGCTTGTGGTACGACAGAGTGTACAGAGTAAGTTATAACTATGTATGCCCTATAGAGGTTAAGTTCAAATGATTGATCCCTTCACAGCCTTTGCTGCAGCACAGACAGCTGTATCCGCTATTAAGAAGGGTATTCAGTTAGGCAAGGACATTGGAGGTATCTCTAATGACTTAGCTAAGTTTGCTGGTGCTGTCTCTGATCTTAGCTTTGCACATAAGCAGTCAGAGAATCCACCTTGGTATGCTGTACTATTCGGTGGTAATGGTCCTAGTGCGATGGACATCTTCGCTAAGAAGAAGCAAGCGGAGGCTTTACGTGCTGAGATTAAACAGTATATTCAGTTTGCTTACGGGCAGAGCGCTTGGGAAGAGCTTCTCAGTATTGAAGCGCAGGTACGTAAAGACCGTCAGAAAACTATGTATCGCAAGGCTGAGATTAAACAGACTATTGTTGAGTGGAGTCTTGGTATCTTGGTTGTGGTATCAGGCATTGGTGTTCTTGGCGTGGGGCTTTATTTCCTCGGAAAGCAGCAAAACAAATGGTAAGCTTAAGAAGTAACGGTAACTAAGGAATACATTATGGCTAGAGCACTAACAGAAAAGCAACAGCGCTTCCTAGAGGTACTCTTTGATGAGGCTAACGGTGATGCAGTAGCAGCTAAGAAGCTTGCAGGTTATGACCCCGCTTCTAGCACATCAGCTATTGTTGAGGCTCTCAAGGATGAGATCGGTGAGAAGACACGTACTTACTTTGCACGTGTTGCTCCTAAAGCTGCTATGTCTATGGTAGGTGCTCTGTATGACCCTACTGAGCTAGGCATAAAAGAGAAGATGGTTGCAGCTAAGGACTTGCTAGATCGTGCAGGACTTGGTAAGGTAGACAAAATAGACGTAACATCTGGCGGAGGCATCTTCTATCTGCCACCAAAAGAAGGTTCAAACGAATAATACCTGATAGAGACTTAGGGTTCTGGCAGTTACCGTTACCCCCAAAGAACCACACAAAAGAATGGCATCCTATAGTTAAGATTGCTAAGAAAGTACCGTTTGGCTACAGGGTAGATCCAGAGAACGATAGGGTGCTTTTACCTATTGAGTCAGAACTTGAGGCTTTAGAGCTTGCAAAGCGTCACCTTAAGCAGTATAGTTATCGTGCGGTAGCAGCCTGGCTAAGTAAAGAGACAGGTAGAACTATATCTTTTACAGGCCTAAAGAAAAGAATCGAAGTTGAGCAAAAACGTAAAAAAGCAATTACAATTAAACGTAAGCTTGCCAAGTGGCTCGAAGAAACGCTTGAGCAAATCGAGAAGCTCGAAAGTAAAGGCGCAGGAGCCTACACAGACCCTAACGAAAAGTATTGAGGAGCCTGTTACTACTGTTGTAGAGACTGTACCTGCACAAGTTAAAGCACCTGAGTATGATGTTGAGGAAGCTCAACAGGTAGTATTCAAGCCTAACCCTGGACCTCAGACATTCTTCTTGAGTGCGTCAGAACGTGAGGTACTTTATGGTGGAGCAGCTGGTGGAGGTAAGAGCTACGCCATGTTGGCTGACCCTCTACATGGACTGAATGACCCTAACTTCTCAGGGTTGCTAGTCCGACATACTACGGAAGAACTAAGAGAACTTATACAAAAGAGTCAGGAGTTATACCCCCGTGCAATACCTGGTATTAAGTGGTCGGAACGTAAATCGCAATGGACTTCTCCTCAGGGTGGCAGACTTTGGATGTCTTATCTTGATAAAGACACGGATGTCACACGGTATCAAGGTCAGGCTTTTAACTGGATTGGATTCGATGAGCTTACGCAATGGTCTAGCCCTTACGCTTGGGATTATATGAGGTCTCGCTTGAGATCTGCACATGCGTCTAATCTTGGCCTATACATGAGGGCTACAACAAACCCCGGAGGAGCAGGACATGCTTGGGTTAAAAAGATGTTTATTGACCCTGCAATCGGTGGTAAGCCGTTCTGGGCAACTAATATTGAAACAGGCGACACGATTACTTTCCCTAAAGGGCATAGTAAAGAAGGTATGCCTCTATTTAAACGGCGCTTTATTCCAGCCTCTCTATTTGACAATCCGTACTTGGCTGACGCTGGCGACTATGAAGCAATGCTTCTCTCGCTTCCAGAGCATCAGCGCAAGCAGTTACTTGAAGGTAACTGGGACATTAATGAGGGTGCAGCTTTTCCAGAGTTTGACCGAAAGGTACATGTCGTGGACGCATTCGAAGTTCCTGACTCTTGGGCAAAGTTTAGGGCTTGCGATTACGGTTATGGTAGCTACACTGGTGTTCTGTGGTTTGCTGTAGCACCTGATGAGCAAGTCATTGTGTACCGTGAGATGTACGTCTCTAAAGTGACAGCTTCTGATTTAGCAGATTTAATACTTGAAGCAGAAGCAAAAGATGGTACAATACGATACGGGGTGCTAGATAGTTCTTTATGGCACAACCGTGGCGACACTGGGCCTAGCTTGGCAGAGCAGATGAATATGAAAGGGTGTCGTTGGCGTCCGTCTGACAGGTCAAGAGGCTCACGTGTCGCAGGTAAGAACGAGATACATAGACGGTTAAAGGTGGATGAGTTCACTGAGAAGCCTCAACTTGTATTCATGGATAACTGTACAAACACTATTGCACAGATACCTAGTATTCCTCTGGACAAGCGGAACCCAGAAGATGTTGATACTCACGCAGAGGATCACTTATATGACGCTTTAAGATACGGTATTATGACACGTCCACGTAGCAGCATATGGGATTACAACCCAGCAAAACAACGCACTGGCTTTCAGGCTAGTGATCCATCATTCGGGTATTGATAATGGCAGAACAAGAAGAAATGTTTGAAACAGATGAAGTCGTAGCTGCAGAAGACAGTACTGACAGTATCTTTGAAACTAAATCAAGTGTAGTCTCTTTTGTTGAAGAGCGTTACAAACGTGCTGAGGATTCTCGCTATGCGGATGAGGAGCGTTGGCTAAAAGCTTACCGTAACTATCGTGGCTTGTATGGTAAGGACGTACAGTTTACTGACACTGAGAAGTCTCGTGTATTTGTTAAGGTCACTAAGACTAAAACACTGGCAGCATACGGTCAGATCGTAGACGTATTATTCGGCAATAACAAGTTTCCTCTATCTGTAAATCCTTCTGTGCTTCCTGATGGTGTAGCTGAGTCGGTACACATTAACGTTGACCCTAATGCCGCTGCAGCTGGTGAAGCTTTAAAGCCTGTAACTCAGAAGGGTGCAGCACAGCCTTATTTGCTTGATGGTAACACTAAGCTAGAGCCAGGTGAGACCCTCGCAGATCTCTCTAAACGCCTTGGCCCTCTGTCTAGTAAGCTAGAAGCTGTGTCAGATAAGATCATTGAGGGTGACGGTACTACACCAACTACTGTAACATTCCATCCTGCTATGGTTGCAGCTAAGAAGATGGAAAAGAAGATCCATGACCAGCTTCAAGAGTCTGGCGCTTCTACACATCTACGCTCTATGGCATTCGAGATGGCTTTGCTTGGCACAGGTGTCATGAAAGGCCCGTTTGCTGTAGATAAGGAATACCCCAACTGGGATGAGCAGGGTGAGTATGACCCTATTGTAAAGACTGTACCTGAGTGTAGCCACGTTTCTGTGTGGGACTTCTATCCTGACCCAGAAGCTAAGTCTATGAATGATGCAGAGTATGTTGTTCAACGCCATAAGATGTCCCGCACACAGCTTCGCTCACTCAAGTCTCGCCCTTACTTTATGTCTGACTCAATTAGCATGGCTATTGATAAAGGCCCCAGCTACATTCAGAAGTACTGGGAAATGACTATGGAGGATGACGATACACAGCCAGCCTCTGAGCGTTGGGAAGTATTAGAGTTCTGGGGCTTTGTTGATACGTCTGTACTTGAACAGCATGGTGTGGCTATCCCCAAGGCACTTAAAGATTTAGATGAAGTAAACTGTAACGTGTGGATCTGTAATGGTGAGGTACTTCGCTTTGTACTTAACCCATTCAAACCTACACGTATCCCTTACTACTCCGTACCCTATGAGCATAACCCTTACTCCTTCTTTGGTGTAGGTATTGCTGAGAACATGGATGATACTCAGACATTGATGAATGGCTTTATGCGTATGGCTATTGACAATGCTGCACTGTCTGGTAATCTTATCATTGAAGTAGATGAGACCAACATGGTTCCGGGTCAAGACTTATCTGTGTACCCAGGCAAGGTGTTCCGGCGTCAAGGGGGTGCTCCAGGGCAAGGAATCTTTGGTACTAAGTTCCCTAACGTAGCACAAGAGAACATGCAACTCTTTGATAAGGCACGAGTTCTAGCTGATGAGAGTACTGGATTCCCTAGTTTTGCTCATGGACAAACCGGAGTATCAGGCGTTGGGCGTACAGCTTCTGGTATTTCTATGCTTATGTCTGCTGCTAACGGTTCTATTCGGACGGTAGTTAAGAACGTAGATGACTACTTGATTCGCCCACTAGGCAAAGCTTTCTTCTCATTCAACATGCAGTTTGACTTTGATGAGAAGATTCGTGGTGACTTAGAGGTACATGCCTCTGGTACAGAAAGCTTAATGGCTAACGAAGTACGGTCACAACGCTTGATGCAGTTCTTGCAAGTAGCACAGAACCCAGTACTAGCTCCCTTTGCTAAGATGGACTACATCATTCGTGAGATTGCTAAGTCTATGGATCTTGACCCAGACAAGGTTACTAACTCCATGCAGGATGCCGCTATACAGGCTGAGATCCTAAAAGGCTTCCAGGCTCCCGCACAGCCTCCTGTAGGGCCAGAAGGCGTTAACATGCCTCAGGGTAGCCCAGCGCCAGAAGGACAGGCTCCACAGGGCGTACAGGACACCTCAGGTGGTGGTGGCTCTCAGATAGGCATTGGCACAGCACCTACACCAGGTGAGCAAGGGTTTACTGGTAATGTCGCTTAAGAGCTTCGTAAACGATAAGGCTAAATGGGATGCGTTTCTAGTTGAGATTGAGGAGCGCATCTCCATACAACACCGTAGCATGGAGAGTGTTACAGATACCGCTGAACTATACAGACATCAGGGTGCTTTACGTGCTCTTAGGCAACTACAATACTTGAGGGACAAAGTGAATGGCTGACTTAGATAAGCAGACAGAGGAAGCTTTAGGTTGGGCTGCAGAGGGTAAGAAGCTTGCAGTCGATATTCCAGAGGTGTCTTTTAAAGATGCTGCTACCTTTGTTGCTAGTGCTACACCTATCATTGGTGACGCTATGGCTGCTAAAGATGTCTATGACGAACTACAAAAAGATGAGCCTAATTACTACTTAGCAGGTGCGCTGGGCGGTGCTGCTCTTGTAGGACTTGTACCAGGTTTAGGCGATGCTGCTGCTAAAGCTATTAAGAAGGGTGCTAAAGAAGTATTTGATGTAGCTAAGCGTGTAGAGGTAGATCCTAATGCTATGGGTTCTGGTCTTGGTAATGTACAATTAAAACCTAAACAGCCATTCAAGAAGACACGAAGCGCTTATAGAATAGCAACACAGGCGGATGATGGGAAGTTATATCCGTTATTTGTTAATGCTTCTGATGAGATACCTGTTGGTGAATGGGTATCAGCATCTGTACCGCCTGTCACCTTTAAAGGTGCTAATGGTAATATGTATGTACCCAGTAGAGGCGCTGCAAGATCTAAAGGTGAAAAGTCTAAAGCAACAGGAGATATGCAGACCCTTCCAGACCAAGAGACTGCAGATAAACTAAGAGAAGCAGGATTTCCTGTTGAAAAACCTAGTAAATCTGCACCCTTTGGCAAAGTAAGAGCGGTTGCTTCTAGACCTGGTTTTCATGCTACTACAAAGCCTGTTGCACATCACTTAGGTCCAGAGGATCTTATTATTACTTCTGCTGAAAGGAATAAGCTTTTAAAGGCAGGAGTAACACCAAAAGCCTTTAAAGCAAAAACCTTTAACTATCTTGACGGTAAGCTTGTAGGCAAAAAGAAGGTAGCTGAATTATCTGCAGAAGATAAGAAAAGAGTAAAGACCCAGAAGAAATACTATGTAAAACGCAGAGCAGAGGATCAGGTCTTTGTTGAGGTAGACATGGCAGATGATACCAGTGAAGATCTTTTAAAATACATGCAGGAGCGTAACAGGACAGACATAAACGATAAACTTCCTTCTGGCGGTAGCTATACTTATCAAGACGGTCAGGCAGATGCTGAAACATGGGTAGTAGGCGGTGATATGAAAGTTAACCGTGTATTAAGTCGTGAAGAAGCAAAGGCAGCACAAGAGGCTGCTGGTGTAAAAGATCTCCCTTACAGGGATGAAATAGAAGAAATACTAGGACGTAAGTTCGCTAAGGGTGGTTTAGTAGGAGAAGAAGATATGTACGCAGGCCAACAAGATTCTCTAATAGCCACAGGCATGGCTGACGATTTAATTCAGGGCGAAGACGATCAAACAGTAAGAGCCTTTGCAATAGGTGGTCTAGCGGAGGATGTAGACCCTGTGTCAGGCAATGAAGTCCCTACAGGCTCCTTACCAGAAGAAGTACGTGATGACATCCCCGCTCAACTAAGTGAAGGTGAATATGTTGTACCTGCTGATGTAGTTCGTTTCTTTGGTGTTAAGTTCTTTGAGGATCTACGCACAGAAGCTAAGACAGGCTTCAATGCTATGGAAGCTAATGGACGTATTGGTGGTGAACCTATTGGTATGGAGATGGGTGGTGACGAACTACCCTTTGACATCTCTGAGCTACAGATAGTTGATGACGGTGAAGAAGAACAGCCTATGATGAACAAGGGTGGTTACATCTCTGGTTATGCTCCTGGTGGCTTAGTTGATACAGGTGACATCCCTCTGACAGAAGAGAACTACCAAAACACAGGCATGGAGCAGCGCCAGTACAGCAATGCTGCAGGTAATATCATTACTATTCTGTTCTTCAACGGTATGCCTATGAGTGCAGTGCCTGATGGGTATTCTCCCTACACTCCTGATGCTGTACCTAGCGAAGCTAAAGAGGCTGCACCTAGTGATGATGATAGTGGGTTTGACCCAAGTGCATCCGATCCAGAGCCTATTGACTACAAAGGCTTGTCAGCATCAGAGTTACGTGATCTAGTTGATGCACAGAAAGATACAAGTAGAACCGCTATTGCATTAGGCTTAGGTATGGTTAATCCTCTTATTGGTATGGCCTTCAAAGCAGCTACGTGGCATCAATCTAAGCAAGTCACTAAAGAGCTTGCTAGACGTATGAAAGATCCTTCTCTGGATGCTAAGCAGAAGGCTTTCTATACAGATCTTACAGAGACTATGACTGCAGATCAGCCTGGTTTGTTTGAGCGTCTGTTTGGTAAGACAGAAGAAGCTAAGAAGCCTGAGGTAGCACCTACTGCACCGCCTCCTGTAATGACCCCTGAGGCAGTACAAGCAGCTATGACTGATACTCCTGGTGTAACAGAACCATACAGCTACACTCCTGAGGCAGGTTACACTCCTGCTGCAACAGCTGCAGAAACAGCAGAAGTTAAAGCGGCTAACGATGATATTGCCGCACTTAGAGATGCTCCTGATAGCCCAAGAGGGTCTGATATTGTAACTCAGCCTACTGACGATGACGATGGTGTATTAAGCCCTAAGGAATCTGCTAGAGCTACATTTAGAGCACGGGTAAATGAGGTAAATAGGGACAGGGCGGCTGCTCGTGTATCGGTAAGTGAAGGAACAGATGCACGTACTGATGATGAAGGTAAAGAGACTTACACCTCTAAAGTAAAACGTGGTGGAGGTTTCTCAGAAGGCGGTCTCGCATCTAAGCCTAAGAAGAAAAAGAAGTAACTACTAGACTACCCATAAAACTATAAGGCTACCCAGCTAAGGCTGGCCCCAACATAAGGAGTAATAAATGTCGGAAGCCCTAATTGAAACGGACTCAAAGTCCCACAAACGTAATCTTTCTCGTGTAGAACGTGATGAGGCTGAGCTACGGGAACTGCTTAAACAGGCAGGCGTAACACAAGATGAAACAGAAGAAAAAGCTGTTGAAGCGCAACCCGATAGCTCAGAGCCTAGCGAACCCCAAGTTCAGGCAGAGAGTAGTCCCAAACAAGAAGAAGAACCACAAGCCAAAGCACAAGATGAAGATCTAAGTGCTGAGGAAAAGAACTTCAAGAAACGTTATGGTGATCTACGGCGACACACTCAAGAGAAAGAGAAAGAGTTTCAGGCACAACTTGATAAGCTCACAGCACAGCTAGATGCAGCTACAAAGAATGAGCTTGTACTACCTAAGTCAGAAGACGAAGTAGAGGCTTGGGCTAAGAAGTACCCAGATGTAGCAGGTATCGTTGAGGCTATCGCTGATAAGAAAGCTAGTGAGCGTTCCTCTGAGCTTGATGGACGTTTAAAAGAGATTGAATCTTTACGTGCTACAGCTAAGCGTGAGAAGGCAGAAGCAGAGTTACTCTCTTTTCACCCAGACTTCCAAGAGATTCGTGCAGATGATGCGTTCCACTCTTGGGCAGAGAAACAGCCTAAAGTCGTACAGGATGCTCTGTATGAGAATAGTGAAGACGCTAAGTCAGTTGCACGTGTTATTGATCTTTACAAGGCAGATCAAGGCATTAAGACTAAAGCCTCTTCTAGTTCAGATAAGGCAGCAGCGTCCTCGATTAAAGCTAAAGGACGTGCTACACCAGACACAGATGATTCATCTAAGTACATCACTGAGTCACAAGTAGCTAAGATGTCTATTAAGGAATACGAGAAGCGCATGGATGAGATCTTTGATGCTCAGCGCTCTGGTAAGTTTATTTACGATATGAGTAAGAAATAAGTTGACAAACTCTCATTAGTAGATAAAACTATAGGTATGTACAGTGTCAGGCATTAACTGCCTGTACATGCTTTTAACTAAGCACTAGCCACACGAAGAACTACCTCTGAGTATAGGCCCAGCGCTTGAAGGACGGCCATCCTGATAGCAATGCTGACTACCCTAAGACAACGAGCCTCTTTTATTGTGGATATGTAGTGTCTAACTTTCACGCCATATCTATAAAGGAGAATTATTATGGCTATTGGAACCGCTGGTGGTGGATTTGACGGGAACTTCTCCCCGATTATTTACTCCAAACAAGCACAGATTGCACTTCGCCGTGCAGCTGTAACTAACGCAATCACTAACAACTCTTACTTTGGTGAGATTGCAAATCAAGGCGACACAGTTCGCATTCAAAAAGAGCCAGACGTAACAGTCAACGCTCTGCAGCGTCACACAGGTATCTCAGTAGAGAAGCTTGATGACTCAGACTTCTCGCTCACCATTGACAAAGCTAACTACTTTGCTTTCAAAATGGATGACATTGAAGAGCAGTTTGCAAACGTAGACTTCACATCTTTGGCTGCTGATCGTGCTGCCTATAAGATGGCTGAC